CGTTTGATATGCTACTTGTTCGGGTGAGTTATGCCTTACTCATTTTACACAAAAAGTACTTCAATTTTCTATTCACTTTTTATTTTTTTTTATTTTTTTTTATTTTATTTTTTTTGGTCTTGTAATTTTTATTTTTAATTTTGACGAGCAAAACAAAAAATAAAAATTTTATAATATTTAATTTTTTTTTATTAAATTAGAGCCGACCCATTGCTACTTGCTGCCTTAGATTCACTGCCGATTGTCTCAGATTTGGAGGAGGATTTCTAAGTGCAAGAAGTGCGGCTGCCGCTGAATTCATACTTCGAGAAACTGGTGGAGGTCCTGAAGGACGGGATGGAGGTGAAAGACCAATAACAGAATTTTGATGGTTTGAAAAGCTAAGAGAATAAGGAGCTGGGCAGGAAACCTGTCTCAAACATTGAGGGATAGAAGTTTGTTGACTGCCAGCTGTAGCGTTTCTTAGTTGTGCTGAAATCCCGCGAAAAGCGTTATCACTACATTCTCTATCTGCCATAAAAGTTAGTGAGTTATCTTGATCGAATCCATAATCCATTCCTCGCTGTTGTCCGTCGCAATTTGCAGCAAGGAAGTAGCAGTGACAACCAGCCTCACGAGCTTCTCGAACAGCCTCTGCGAGATTGTTCTGATTACATAGCTGTGACTGATTATCCATTCCATCTGTCATAAGAGACCACGCAATAACAATTGTGGGATTTAGTCTCTTTACTGCGCCAGGCAAATTTTGTCTGTATAGTTCTGCCTGTCTGCGTAGTCTTTTGATATCAGCAACGGCAGTATCATAAAGTTTTGTCATACCTCGAGGTTTGGTCCACATTTTGGCGTCATTTAGAGAGAGGTTTATGTTTTTCCAATGAATATTATCTAGTTTTCGCTCAGACTCATCGTCAAATGTTGTAACTGACAAGAAACAGTCTTGTTCTAGAATTCGGGCTTGATCGCACGCATCTTTAATCCAATCGTAAAGAGCTGGACCAGGAGATCCGTTCATATCTTGCATAGAACCAGAACGATCCCAGGTGCTACCCATAAATGATGCGATAGGAGGGGCGGGAGGACGAGCAAAATCGCCATCGCTATTCAAATTTCTTTTCACGTGAGAGATACAGGAAAGGGGCATTGTTGTTGGTATGTATGTATATATGGACTAGTGTTTTAAGCAGTTCTAATCCTAATTAATTTAATATTTATTTTTTCAATTTTCTGTACAGTTACTGATACCAACAACTATTTCTCCATAGTTTACATTTTTTACAAAAATATCTTGTTCTGTCCATATAAGCACTGGGATCATACTCCCATTCGTGATTACATCTTTTAAAAATTAAAGGTTGGTTATTTTTTATTTTTCGTTTCAAATCCATTATTTTCTTTTCCATATCGTAAATTTCTTTTTGCATTCTTTCATTCTCTCTAATTAATGTTTCCGCTTCAAAATTATTCATACCTTTTGTTCTAGGAGTTTCCATAATACATATTAATATAAATGTGGTTTTATATTAATAAATAAGTATATTCTTATAAATATTTTTATTATATTGAATGATACGTAAGTGATACTATAATAAATGCTAACAACGAAGCCGCACAAGTAGTAAAACCTAATCCCATTCTTGTAAAAACTATTGCTCGCCAGGGAAAAACTATAAATCCTGATGTTACCAATGTTCCTAATAACAGAATAAAAACCAATATTGTGGTGCTTTCAATCATTCTATAATTTAAGTTTCCCTGTATTTTTACTTTCATAGAAATAAAAATTAAAATCAATAAAAAAAGAATGTTTAAAACATAATTAAATACTTGATTTGCCCCTGAAGCTTCAACAAATCCAATTTTTTGTTGTGCAGACCTGCATTCAGGTTTATATAATCCGACAAACCCTTTTTGTTTTAATGATTCGGGAATATTTAAATTTAAGCAAGATGGTCTATCTATTACAAGTCCCTGTCCTCTTGTATCATTATTAATACTATAAATTCCTTGAATTGCCCAAATATAGGGTATGCCTAATATACCATATATCCAATGTGGCATATGTAATCCCTTAACTTTACGTCTTAAATAAAAAGAATAAAGTATTAATGTCCAAACACCTATAACTGGAGTTATTGTTTTAAATATTAAATCATTCTTTTTATAATCGTATTGCTTCATATATATTATCTACATTTTTTTTACAGTATCTCTGTAAACAATATAAGCAGCTAAAAAACCAAAACTTGTTCCAATATATGTTGAAAATTGTTCTAAATTTAATAACATTTCTAATTGGCTTCTATCTGAAACTCCGACCCCAATCCAGGCAATGCAATGGGGAAGAAATACAAATAAAACAGCTAATGAAATCCAATAAAAACATTTTTTCAATATATTTTTTCCTGTAGATTGTGATATCAGATAAGCGAAACTAAACAGAGTAAATGCAATATTATAACCAGCCATCCTTGATGAGCGTCGTCTCTCTGAAAAAGCAGGATTGTATTTTCCACTAGCTATTAAAGATTCAGATTTCCGTCTTGTATAATCAGGAAAATTTTCTGTCTTTAAATTCTCTTTATTTATAAGTTTTTTATAGTTTTTTATACTTATTATACCAATATTATCTCCTAGATTCAAATTATTTTTACTTAATATTATTCTTCTAGGATGGGGAATATTAAAAGTATAATATTTTTCTTGTGTCTTATCATAAAATACAATTTTATTAGAAATATAATAATAGCACCAAAACATTAAACAAACGAAACCTAGAATAAATGGTGGAAAAAGAATAGATAGATCAGGTTTGATATTTCTGGGAGTAAGAAAGTATATTAGTGTCCATATAATAATATATAATACCGGAAATTTTAACATTGATGTGGTATCATCACTGTAAGACTGGACTTCTTGCAAATTATTAGAAGGTCCAGTCCACCATAAACTAGGATATTTTTTGGCATTTTTATCAAGAAGTAATATATAATTTTGATCTGTCATATATATTACTCAAATAATTAAATTATTTATCAAGCAAATTAATAAATCCCACAATTACGATTAACAAACTAGATAAATTCATTATACTAATAATGTTAATAAAAGGTAAAATAAAGTATGAAGTATATAGACCATACATATCTGTTCTTGAAAGAGCTAAAACTAATAACGTAAGAGCAACATTAATTAAAGAAAAAGTTCTAGTAATTTTATTATCGAAAATATTCATTTTTTTTGGCAAAACAGAACATAAAATACCTAATAATAATAACGCTGAGTTTGCCCAGACATTTTTATTACGCACCTCTCTCATAGTTCCAAAATTAAAATTTTGTTGGAATTGACCGCATTCCCAATTCCAGTCTGCTACTATATTATTTTTTTTTTCTTCTTTTGTCAAATTATCTTTATCAAAACAAAACTTCCATTCTGGTGTTATAGGGGGTGCTTTATCATTTCTATAAACTAAAAACGTTCCAATTGCATACAAAAAAGGTAGAATCAATAATGCTTTTTGGTAAATCATTAAATTACTGAAATTTATTTGTGTGGAAAAAATATAGAATAAGATTATAATCCAAAATAATAATGCAGCAATATCTGAAATATATGTAATATTTCTTGAAACTTTTATATAAAACTTATTAGGATCATTATCCATTGTAATATCATACGATTTTATTTTCCCGTAAGTCCTAACAACAAAATAACAGAAGTTAGTGTTAACATCAAATTCATCACATTATATTGTTTAAGATAATACAACCAATAATTTCTGTCATCATAATTTTTATAAGGATACCAGGTTGTTAAACTTAACAGAGCCAATGCTAAAGAAACAAATAACCAAATTTTGATTTTATTGAATACCTTTTTGCTATATGAAGTAATAATAAAGCCTACTGTCAATAAAATAGTCAAATTATTATAGGCAGATTCCATAGCAGAGTTCCATAGTTTATTTATTTCTCCCTGCGAATCAAAATTGCCTTCTTTTCTATGTCCTTTAAATAACTTTTGTCTCCATGTATTCCAATCAATTGCTTCAAAATCTTTATTTTTTAACATATCCTTAAATTTTTCTTGTTCAATAGCATAAGTCATAGTAATTTCATCTTTTTTTGTTTTAAAAAATTTCTTTTGATTGCTAGTAATTACATATCTTGAAAAATCGTCTTTTTCGTCATTTGTATCAGCTCTCCATCCAGTTTCAATGGTTCTCAAATATAAATTTTGCGTGCCTTTATTAAAAAATAGATCTCTAGAAGAAAAATGTAAATGATAAGAAATAAAAAATACCAAACAAGTCAAAAATATTGAAAAAAATACTGTTGATATAATATTTTTATTTCTAATATCAAAATCTTTGTTTCGATAAGAAATAAAAAACAATAAACTAATAATAATAAAGTATGTTACTACTCCAATATTTTTTATTATGATATTTTCTGAACCTGGATCTGGCGCAATTAATAATGGTTCTAAATGTTCATTCTTATCACTAATAATCCAAATTAAATGATTTTTCATTATATATAAAGATTAGATAATGAAAAATTATTTGTAAACTTTTATTCTAATTAAAATAGCTAAAATAAGAAGGAAAAAGGAAGCAATATTCATTGATAAAAATGTGGAAATTAACCGATTAAACAAAAAAGTTTTTAAATAGTAAGTATTAAAAATAGAAGGAAGCATTCCTATAATTCCAAATAATAAACACCATATCATTGTTTTTGTAATATTTTCTGTTTTTAAGATATCCACAGAAAGACTATTATAAATAACCAAAACAAAAATAAATAAAGCATTGCTAAGATAATAAAATCTTGTAACTAGATCTCTTACAATATTTGCATTTAATCCTATTTGCGATAATCCACACTTAAGATCCCACGTTGCAAATAATCCTTTTTTTCTTTCTTCAGCCGATATATTATCAGTATTTAAACAAAATTGCCAACCCGGTGTTATTTCTGCTGTATCGAAATTATAATCTGAATGATATTGCGCGCTATAAAAATTATATAAAACAACTAAAAAAGGCAATAATATACATAACCAGGTTAGGAAAAATGTTGCTTTATTATATTTGATTTTTGGATCCCTATATAAAAATTTTAAAGGAACATTATATACAAAATAAGACCAAACTATTAATGGTAAAGAAGAAAAAACAATGACTAATAAATCTCCTTTTTTTATTTGTTTTAAGCCAGCGGTGCTAGACATATATATATATTAAACATTATTTAAAAAAATAAAACAAGCGGTCAATGCAAATGACATTGAAGTAATTAATAATTTTTTTTTCATCGTTAGATGTATTAAAAATTGTTGATATGTTTTTTCCCACAACATTATAAACATACTACCTAATCCCACAATCGCACTACCTAAAACCCACGGTAATATTCTATAAAACAAACGTTTATTTATTCTATAGGCTACAGCAGATAAAGTAATTAAGATTGTAAAAACATAATAGGCGCAGTTCATAATAACTTCTATTTGATCAGATAAACTTTTTGCAGTAGATACAATATCTGTTTCAGCAGCTTTATGTGATTCTTCAAATTCTCTTTTTTTCCAATCTACAAAAGGTTCATCTGTAATCTCTCCATTTTCGAGATATTTCTTATATTTGTATGCATCAATAAGTAGTAATTTATGGTTTGGTTTTTTCATTTTAAATACATTATTTTTATTCATTATTCTGTAACCACTGGAAAATGGGCCAGAGTTATTAATAAGATAATACTTATGATCTGCCTTATTAATTGCTATTTCCCAACTGAGATCATTTATCCAATCTAAAGCATATATCAGAACAACTCCCAGCAAAAACCCCGTTATTATTGCAGATCTATCATATTGTGTATTAAATAATTTAAGCAAATGAAGTCCACAACACCATAAAACTATATAGAGAATATAGCTAAATGCTTTTAGACTAGAAGATTGAGAAATATAATCCTGAACCGTATATTCAGTATTATCATCTCCTACCCAAACAGAAGGTATTTTTGGTAATAAATCCATTATATATATACATATATTTTAACAAAAATAATAAATTTCTTAAAATAATGTATAATGAGTGCAGAAAAAAAACACGTTTGGCATGCTCAGCAGGAAAAAATTTTAAAGGAGTGGTCTGAAATCTCCAGTAGTTATCGCTTTATGCACGATAGAGCACACGGTAAATTTCACACGCAGAATTTATGGTTTGCCTTACCTGTCATTGTTTTATCTACAGTAACAGGAACAGCAAATTTTGCGCATGAAGCTTTTCCAGATTCCTGGAAAGATTATGTTCCTTTAGGAATAGGTTTTTTGAATTTAACGGCGGGATTAATTACAACAATTGCCCAGTTCCTTCGTGTAAGTGAGAAAATGGAGGGTCATCGCGCAGCCAGTATTTCATATTCTAAGCTAGCAAGAAATATTGCTGTTGAATTAAGTTTACCCGTTTCTGAAAGAACAATTGATGGTTCAGCTTTTATTATGGAATGTAGAGGACAATTGGATAGACTTTTAGAACAGAGTCCAGATCTTGATGATGCTACCATTAATAAATTTGAGAAACGCTTCAAGAAACACGATTTCCATAAACCAGCTATTATTGATTTGCGTTCTGTTGATGTTTATAAGGATGACGAGGAAGAATTGGCAAGAAGAAAAAGAGAAATCCTAGAACAAGATTTTGAACATCGTAAAAGAATTATTGAACAAGAACAAAAATTTAGACAAGATATTATTGAAAAAGAAAAAATACAACAAAAACAAAGTATATTAGAAATGAAAAAACTGAAGGATAAAAAGAAGGCTGATAAACTTAAAAATATTACAGCAAGTGATATTGGAAATAGAATGACAAAATTATTAGGACATATAGAAAATCAAAATGCTAATTTAGCCATTACAATCTCATCATCAGATGACGATTCTCCTAACGGATCAGAAACTATAGAATCAGAGATAACATCTGTTGCTGAAAATGTTGTTATTGATATGACAGATATATCAAATAATTCAGTATAATTTTTATTTAAATACAAAAAAATATTAAAATAAAATGGGGTGGAGAAGAACAGATTTACGCATTCTTATACCTGCAATCAAAACAGTTTACAAAAAACCTTTTGTTATGAAATATCAGAACTATAAAAAAAAATTTAAATATTAAAATGCTTTTAGTCCTGTTATTTTATTCCCAATTATTAACTTATGAATATCATTTGTTCCTTCATAAGTATATACAGACTCCAAATTACATAAATGTCTCATTACTTCATATTCGTCGCTAATTCCATTGCCGCCTAATATATCTCTACAAACTCTAGCTATTTGTAATGATTTTTCACAAGAATTCTTTTTTACAACAGATATCATAACTGGATCAAAATTTTTTTCATCTTTTTTTTCAGCTACGTGCATTGTTCCCAACATAGCCATATTCCATTCAATAACTAAATCAGCTAACTTGCATTGTGTAATTTGTTTATTTGCTAATTTCATTCCAAACAAATGTCTATCCAAACTATAATCAATAGCTTTTTTAATACAAAACTCGGCTGATCCTAAAACTCCAAATGCAATACCTAGTCTAGCGTCATTTAAACAAGAAAATGGTCCCTTCATTCCTTCAATATTTAGTTTATTTTCTTTTGGAACTATCACATCATCTAAGTTAATCATACCTGTTGGAGATGCTCTTAATGATAACTTGCCTTCTATTTTTGGTGTTGTAATATTTCCATCCATATTTCTATCCAATACAAATCCATTTATTTTATTTTCTTCATTTTTAGCCCAAATGACAAATACGTCCGCCATAGGAGAATTGCTTATCCAGGTTTTATTACCATTAAGTATATAATTATTTCCAACTTTTACTGCTTTAGTTTTCATTGTGCTAGCATCTGAACCACTATCCGGTTCTGTTAAACCAAAACAACCTATATATTCACCTTTTGCAAGTTTTGGTAAATATTTTTCTTTTATTGAATCATTTCCAAACTTATATATTGGGTTCATAACAAGAGAAGACTGAACACTAAACATTGATCGATAACCACTATCAATACTTTCTATTTCTTTAGCTATTAATCCATAGGTTTTATAACTTTCTCCCAAACACCCATAGTCATTTATTGTTGGTCCAAATATACCCATCTTTCCCATTTCTAAAAAAATATTTCTATCCATTGTTTCATTTTTATAATCATTTATAACGCGTGGTTTTAAATAGTCTAAACAGAATGATTTTACTGAGTTTAAAATAATATTTTGGGTAGTTGATAACCTACTATAAACATTTAATAAATTTGCCATTATAATAAATATTAATAATTTTTATTTATTAGCATTTTGAAATATTATTCTATTTTGCTAATAATAACATACTTAAAAAGAAAAAAATATGTTATTAAAATGAGTAGATTTATTAGTATTGTAAGAAACTATGAAAAGGTTTGTCGTTTGGGTCATGATATTATTAATCATAAAGATCTAGTTAGGAAGACTAAACCAGATAAATTATCTGAAGAATTTAGAAAGCAAGAAGAAAGAATAGAGAGATTTGCTGAAGAAATAAATAAAGCAAATGCAGAATGGCGTAAAAATCCTGAATCAATAAATACATATTGGACTGGATTATCATAATTATTTAAAATATTTATAAACTTGTTTATCTACAATATACGTAAAAAATACTAAAAGAGCTATAGCCAATAGATTTTTTATGGTTTCATTTACAGACGCTTTATTATATCTATCATATGCTATTGTCATAGTAACGCCTAAAATGTAGGAAATTGCGAGTCCTTGTTTTACTGTTTTTGAAAAAATGATTATTAGAAGAAAAATACATTGTAAAGCAACTTGTGAAAAAAATGCTGTTTTACCAATATCTAACGCTGTTTCTTTATTAATAAGTTTTTGAGAATTATACATTGAATAAGCATCACTGAGAGGATCAGTAATTAGTAAAGCTAATATAGCTCCAATAATACCAACCCTATTAACATTAGTAGCATACAATCCTGTTATTAATGATAACATAGTAATAATTCCATTAGTAAATCCAAATGTTACGCCAACTGACATATATATTATATAATCATATTATATATGTCACAAAGACATCCAGGTCATTTTACTAGAAAAATGTCAAAAAGGCCAATGCGTTTCAATAAAACACGTAGAATAAAAAGGCCAGGTCGAAAATATATTCCAAATAAGAGACGAAGAAGAGATATGCAAAACGATGTAATATTAGCTGAAAAAATGGCAAAAGATATAGAATATAAAGCAAATAATCCCGGTTTAGGACTATCCTTTACGGATAATATTAAAAAACTATATAAACTAGCACAAAAGTGTGATAATATAGCTGAACATTATTCGAGACAGAAAAATCAATTAATGTGGTTAAAATTTTCGACATTGGCTCTAGGTTATAGAGTTACTGCTATTAGTCTTATCTTAGCATATAATCCAAAAGCACCATCAGATATAATGGATACAGGAGGATTCCCTCTTAGCACTATAAAATCACCAGCAGCTGATCATGAAATTTTAGTGAAATGGCATCATCCTATAACAAAACCACCTCGTGCAAACAAACCAGTATACACTAGAAAACAAAAACGTCGAATGAATAAATTAGCTAGAAAAACACGAAAAAAAATATAAAAAATAAGTTAGATATAAATATATGA